GCTTGTTCGGACCAGCATACAAAAAACCTGGGAAACTATGGCAACATTAAAAACAACTGCAAACTTTGACAATGTCAAAGAAAGGTTCTCAGAGGAGGATTTCCCAGCCGTAAGGAAGAAGATGGCAGAAGCAGTCGTTGACTTAATGAAAAAACTTCCAGGCGACTCTCCTTATGTATTTTGTAACATCAGCTCTATAATGGAGAAGGTGGAATCGATGGGAGGTGTTTACACGACGTTATTCAAGAAACTGCAAATAGGTGGCGTAAGAGAGATATTTATTCTAGACACTGCAGCAAGATTCATGATACACTTCCTGGAGACTATTTCAAGAATAATTTGTGAGGATTTACCCGAGGAAATGGTTTCAAAGGGGTCAAAGAAATCATCCAGAATTGATAGTCATTCAGCAAAGGTTGCAATTGCAAAAAGGCAGGTTGGTTCTCTGTCTGTCACAACCTGTTATGACTCAGGAGACATGACAACATTTTGTCAAGGATTCGTTATGACGGAGTTTGCTTGCGTTTTGAAGCCTATCCTTCCGAAGAAATTGTTCAAAATAACATGTTCGATATTGAATTTGGTCACAAACAAGAAGCTCGAGTTGCCCAGAGAACTCTTGAAAGAGTTTTTGAAAAGGCCAAGTGAGGTTTCAACATCGGAAGAAGTGAACATCATTAAAAGGCAATTTTTGTCTGGAGAAGTGAAACCAGGAGAACAAAATATGGTTGATATGGGCTCTTGCTTCTTGGGAACAAAAGCAATTTTATGCAAGGGATTATGCAATTGTTGGCTTCTTTGACACATACTGCAAAAATAGCTCTATGGGAAAGCATAGCATCATCATATTTCTTGGAGTACAAAAAAGAACACAAAAATTTCTTTGGTGCTGATGATCAGCTTATAATAACTCCTCTCGTCTCTTCAGATGATTATCTTAACCAAATAACACTTGTTAGCTCAAAGAGAAGAAATCTGGTTCAGTTGTATTTTCTCTCTTTTCTATCGAAGTTATGCGAAAATATGGGGATAAGCTTTTCCATGAGAACATCTTTCGAAAAATCAACCTCTGGGTCATTTTCTTCGGTCTCAGAATTCAATTCAATTTTTGAAATATCAAATACAAAAATTACACCATTAATAAAATTCGTTTATGCGTCGACAACAGCAAAAATTATTAATCGCCTAGAAACCAGGCAAACCCTAGCTGCTGACTCAAGAAAGCAGATTATGGAGAATGGTGGATCTATTTCCCTTTGCAATTATATACAAATTTCTCAGGCTTATTTGCATTACAAGACCATCGGATCCGATACAAATGACTATTTTGATGATTTCTCGGATTTCATCAGATTAGC